TTTCGGCTTTGCTATAACGCTCATAGGGCTGCACGATGCCGATATCCGGCACGCTGGCCATGCGCAACCCAATCGCTAAGCGGATCTGTTCAAGATTGGCGCTCATGCCTGGCCCGCCTCGATGCGAGACGCCGCGCGTTCCAGGGCCTGATTCAGCATCCGATAGTATTGAGCTTTGATTGCCTCGCTGGCATCGCGGAACATGAAGTGACCCTCAGTGCCTTTCTTGGCTATTTTCAATTGCACGCCGCGCGCGATCGGTTGCGCGTCTTCGTAGCTCTTGCCGAAGCGCCTCATGACCCAATCGATCAAGGGTGCGATCGGCGCCCAATGCGGCTTGCTGCCCAGCTCCACCGGCACCGCATAAGCGAGGCTGGTGGCAATGCCACCAGAAACGGCCTGCATATTCAGCGTGACAGGCAAGGCCCCGATGCTATCGCGGAGCGTACCGACACCGCTGGTGGGCGTGCGCTCTTTGGCCTCACGCTCCAGGAGCAATGAGCCTTCAGTCACTGCTGTGGCGATCTCACTGAGGACAATTTCGGGCGCTTGCGCCATCAGCTTTACCGCGCGGTCGGTTTCCCAGGTGACCTTGACATCGCCGGTCATAGCCAGGTTCTCCGGCGATGATGCGTCAGCCGGCGGCCGCCTGTGCTGCTGGGCAGCGCCACGGTCACATTGACGCTGGCGCCTTGGACACGCTTGGGATCAAGGCCGAGGAGATCGTAATAACGTTGGCGCAGGGTCGCCGCGCGCTTTGCAAAGTTATCGGGCTTGCCCTGGTGATTGACGGCGTCGGCCTCGATCGTCGCATTGCCATCGGCGCTGGTCGCGGCCGACATCTGATCGAAGAGAATGGCGGCGGCATAGCTTCCGACTGCTTCCCGATCGACGGCGGGAATCGTGTCATCTGTCCTGGTCAGGATATGGTCACGCACCATGGTCAACCGGACATAGCTGGCCATGAGCGTATGGACGTCGAGGATGATCTTCTCACCGTTGGGCGCCTTGTAGATGCCCCACTGGTCGGAGAGAAGGTGTGATGTCGGCATTTCGGCAACCGGATATTCAATGCCGATTACCCGGATCGCATTTTCCGGCACGTCGAGGATTTTGCCGCCGGGCGAGATGATGTCCTCGACGACCTCGCGGGGGCGATCCTTGCCGTACTGAATGACTGCCAGGCCGATGGCGCGGTCAAGCTGTTCCGCATCGATGCGGCCATTGCCGTCGCGGATCATATCGTTCACCAGGACCTGATAGTCATTCAGCACGGCAAGCCCCTCCAGGCGGGTTAGCTATTGGCGACGACGGATTTGTAGACGCCGCGATAGTCGACCGCGTTACCGCCGTAGATGTGCCGGATCTTGTAGGTGATCTGATCGTTGCTGAAGAGCGAGCCATTGGTCGGGCTGTCCTGGATGAACAGCTCCGGCTCTTCGTTGCCGTCGAGGAAGCCCAGCTCGATGATGGGGATGTCGAGCGGATCGGCCGCGGCCACCCAATCATTCGGATCGGTCCAGTAGAAGACCGGGATGATGGTCGGCGTGAGCGTCTGGACGAAGGTCTTGTCGAGGTTGGTCGACCGCTGGAAAAGGTTGTAGGCAGTTTCCTCGCCATCGGCCGCGACGAACAGGTTTTTCGGTCCAATGCCAAGCGGTTCGAGACTGCCTGGCTCGGTCTGCTTCATCATTGCCAGGCGCGCGGCCGCCCAGCTTGCGGCGGCCAGAGCGGCCGTCCCGAGGTTGGCATGGTCGACGTGGAACAGCGCCTTGCCATCGCCGATAGCGGGATTGCTGCGCAGGAAATCGAGCACGAACTTGCAGAGGGTCCGCTTGGCGGCGCGTGACAGTTTCGTCGGGATGCGCGCGATGGCACCGACGTCATCGTTCTTGATCATCTCCAGCGTGACGGTTTCCAAGCCGCCGCGCTTGGTGACGGCATAGGTGGCTTTGTCGTCGTCGGGGCTGCTCAGGGCGACATAGGGATCAGCCTCGTCGACGGCCGGTAAGTCGCCGTAACCGCCAAACCGGGTGCGCTCCTGCGTCCGGAAGTCACTGATCGGCACCGGCGTGCCTGTGAGCAGCTTCCAGATATCGAGGTTACTCTGCGAGTTGTAGTCGGCCAGCAAGCGCCGAGTGATGGCATTGCCGAGCACATTACTGAAGGACGCGCTGTCGAGGGCTTCTGTCAGGCGGACGCATTTTGAGGTCTGACCCGTCACGCGTCGGTCGCCGGTCATCTCGATGTAGCATTCCTTGAAGGACCGGGCGTGCCGGTGATCCTTGTGGGCTGGATCGAAGAACGCATCGAACATCGCGTCCATCTTCTCCGGACGGCTCTCGCCGCCTTCGATAAATGAGACGTCGCCGAGATCGGCCACCTGGCCGCCGGCATTGCCGAGCGACTGCGACAGATATTTGGCTTCGTCCTGGATGCGTTGGGTGACGACGGCCTCGGTGAAGTTCACCTGCATGGTGAACTCACTGATCAGCTTCTGCTTGGCTGCCGCCGGCAGCTTGGAGCCGGCGACCAAGTCGCGCATGCGGAACTGGTTCCCCACGGCTTCGGTGAGATTGGCTGGCGCGGCGGCCGGGTCGGCGGCGGCGGGTGCCGTCTTCTTTAGTCCCTCGGTGAGGATCGCCTGAAGCGCCTCATCGGTGATCGTGGTCAGGTCTTTGCCTTCCAGAAGCGCCGGGTTGGCGGCCTGGATGAGGGTGATCAGTGCTGCGCGGTCCATGGAGGCTCCATTGTCAGCGGCTTCAACGAAGGAAATGACCTGACCGCCAGCACCAGGCTCGACGATCAGGTCAACGGATTTGACTTTCGACAGGGTCGTGGCGACGCGATTGCCCTTCGGGCCGTTCGCGGTACCATCGGCATCGATCGAAAGCCCGAAGAGATGCGAGAGCCCTTTCGCGACGGCCTCCCGCAATTGAACGGCGGTCGGGTCATCGTCGCCCACGATCAGCGTGAGGACCGCCTGGATCTCGCCGGTGTCGGTCGTGGCGCCCTCAACGAATTTTGGCTGTTCGAGAGCGCCGAGCAGGTTGCGGACGTCCTTGCCGGCGCCGGTGATGTGGTCGCGGTCGGACTTGACGAAGACGCGGACGCCAGCGAAGAGCGGCGCCGCTTCCCGCAGCAGGGTGTCGGGATAGTAGTTGCCGTTGAGCGACCGGCCGGCACGGATGACGCGGACGCGGTAGGCATTCGAGCGGGCGCCCTCGTCGCCGACAGCTTCGATCAAGACGGCATTGGCGGCCGATGCCGGCGACGGCGCGATAGGTGCCGGCGCCACGGCCTCGGTTGCCGGCAGATAGGCGCGCACGACAGCGGTCGGCTGGCCGAATTGCACGGCCGATCCGGTGACGGAGTATGGATAGCGATTGAGCTTGCCCTCGTATTCCACGATCACGCTGTCCGCGTAGAGGGCGATCGCATAGGGCCAGGGGTCGCAGTTGCCCGCCAGCTTCAGCAGCTCCCGCAAGGCGCCCTGCACCAGGTCGCGCAAGGCGATCAGGTCCGTCTCGACTGCCTCAACCAGGCGCGCGGGCGTCATGCCCGTCACGCCGAGGAGCTGCTGGCGCCGGCCGAGCTTCATGCCGGCACCCGAAGCTTTCGGCCATCGACGGTGACGACCACATGGCCGGCATCGGAGACGGCGAGGATTTCATCGACGGCGATACCGACCGCCGTGGCGATCTGCTCGGGGGTTGGGGCTTTGGCCGGCTCGCCCTGGGACACATCGGCACCGGGCTGCCGGGGGTTGGGTTGTTTCGCCAAAACTGGCCTCCTAAGGTGCTTGCCATGTCGCGTTGACTTGGCCACCTTGGGGCATCGGCCCTGGCGGGATAACCGGCACCACTGCCGGAAGCCGGCCGGGTCGCCCTAAATGGGTAGGTTTGGGGTCAGGGTGACCGTTTCCGGTACAACCCCTGGTGCGATCCCGGAAAGCCCCCGCCGTTAAACGCCGGTTAAACGGGTCTGTGGCGATTTTGGCCCTCTCGGAGCTACCGGCGCCGCGCCGGGAGGCTCAGAGGGCCGCCGGCGGCCCTTAAAACCCGCTGTCCAAATCCCGCTTCGTCCGGCTGCCGGCGATCTCCGCGTCGGTGAGCGGCTTCCGGCCCGGCTGGATGACCGTCCAGGTCGCCATAAAGGGGATCGAAGAGCACCCGCAATTGATGGTTTCGGCGATCGGCCCGTTGGGATCTCGGGGATACATCAACTTGACGCCGGCCAGGTCGAAGGGCTTGTCGACGTCCCGGACCTGGCCGTCGATGGCGTCATGGCTAAACCGGCTATGAAGCTTTCCCGACCGGCGCCATTGCTTCTTCATGCCGGGTACAACCTTGACCGCTTGCTCGTGACGGTCTTGGGCGGCGGCGGAAAAGGCGCGGCCGAGTTCAGTCCTGACCAGGGTATGGGCGCGCTCCATGCCGCCGGTCTCCAGAATACCGGCCACCTTCTCAGCCGCCTGAAACGGAGTCTGCGTGCCGATCGCCGTGGCGCCCAGCTCGGCATTGATCCGGTCGGCAAGCTTTGCCGTGATGTCTTTCGCCTTGTGCGTCAGAAACTCCCGCATGGCCTCAAGCTTCCGGGTGTCGATCGCCATTAGGTGCCCGGTAAGATCGATGCCGGCCGCCGACAGGGGCGCGTCGATCAGCGCCAGGCCGCCTTGCCACGAAAGATCAAGGCCGTTGTGAAGCGCTGCGATAGCGCCTGGTTCGAATTTGGCCAGCGCGTGGCGGACAGACTTCTGCAATTCGGTCAAGTGAAAATGGCGGTAGTCGGTCGGTGCGTCCTTCAAGGCAGCGGCAATATCGGTTTCAGCCTGCTTTAAGTACCGCCGGATTTCATTTGCGGTATCGCGCTGGATAGCCACGCCGTTTCTCAACCGGGCCTTTCGCGCCTTATCAAAGGCGGCCTGTTTTTCTCGATCAGTCAAGGTTTTGGTTACCTACGCTTTCTTCATGGTATATTGCGACTCAGTCGGGGATAGCGCCGGAACTGTGTGGGGGATGCAATGGTACAGCCGGTATCACGAGTACCTTGGACAAACATAATTACATTCCTTGCACTGGTTGCCGCAGGGGCAATTATTCTATTCCTAATCCCGATGACATTGGTTCGAAGCAATGAGATGAGTGCAGGCGATATCTTGCAGGCGCTAGCGACACTAGTTGGCGCGATCGGCGGCCTCGGCATGATTGCGTGGCAAGTCAATGCGGGTTTTGCCAATGATAGAAAGCTTCGGCATCTTGATCGCATGATGACCTTACGAGATGAGCTGGTTTATCTACCTAGAATCATCAAGCAGCTCAAAAGAACGGCGGAGCTGTTCGCGGCTGAACAAAGAAGGAAGCCGGAAAAAGCCGAAGATCCCTACTATCATCCGTTCTCTGACGATCAATTTAAGACCTTCAAGGAAGACTTTGGGAAGTTCAACGACGCCGTTATTCGCAGTGAACAACCCAAATTCCTTCAATGCTTTTACAGAGTTCAAATGTATAAGGAATACATCGTCCAAGCGATCTCGATTATGAACTACACCCAGAGCCTGAGCTTACTCGATACGTTTGTAGAAAAGTGTGACGAGCTGCTAACTTTATTTGATGAATCTTTCCCAAAGTCGCATCTGGAAGCCTAATTTCACTCTGTTGCATCGCTTATCATCCTTGCACTAGGTTGCTTCAGCGTCAGTAGGTTGAACCTGACTTTCTTCATCCATCGCAGGTGGATCGCGATAGACATCCGTCTCCGCGCGGCGAGAGGCATCAGCGCGGGCGGCCTTCAATTCCTCTACGGGATCGATGTCCAGGCCGAGCTGACCGGCAACGAGAGCTATCAGTCTGACGCCCGTCTCCTCCGACATCACCTTGCCGCTGACGGCCTGCGACACCGCGACGGTCACCTGTTGCAGCGCGGTCGTATATTTCGCGGTATCGCGGGCAGTCAGTTCGGGGAAGACGGCGCGCGGCGTGAACTCCTTCATCTTTCGGAGATCGACCACCTGAGTGGAGATTGCCAGCAGTCGTTGCCGAATGACGTAGGAAGCCAGGCCTTCAAGGATTGCCTTCCATAGCTTTTGCCGCTGCGAGAAAACCTTATAGGTCGGCTCACCCATGGAGCTGGCCGTCGCCAGGTTGACGTCACCGCCGCCGCCAAACCAATGCTCGGGCACGGTACTGCCGCCGAGCACATGGTTGCGCAAGGTGCGCATTGTTTCCGCGCTATCCATGGCGTTCAAGGTGGGGCTGAGTAATTCCCAGGTTTCGGCGTCGTTATGGACCCGAATATCGCGCGGCCCTGGCGGCTGCATTTCCTTCGCCCGTTGCTTGATCTCATCGGGCGTCGCATTCTTGATTGTCACGTCCCAGACAATCTGGCGCGCAACCTCCTGCCGCTCCGCTTCGCCGAACAGCAATTGCTCATAGACGTCGGAATGATCGATCGCCGACAGCAGATCGGAGCGGCCTCGCTTGCCGGTGCTCAAATCATTGATGCGCCAAAAGAAGCAATCGCCATCTGTCATTCCTGCACGCTGAACACGCGCACCCTTGCCAAATAGCTCCTCATCGCTGCCGTCATAGATGACGCGATAGACTTTTCGCCGACCGTGCAATCTGCGAACCACGACGCCGATCGGCACGGCGATATTGTCCGGGTCGGTGACAACACCCTCGATCGCGGCAGGGTCGACCTTGCCAAGCCGCACATGCCCGGTCAGCTCATTGACGAAGACGGGCCAGCATTGCTCCCCGAACAGGGATAGTTCGCGAACGTGCTTCTCAAGGTTGAGATCCATGCGGTTGATTGGATCGGTCCAGAACTCATCCAGCCAACCCTGCGCCTGGGGGTCATCGACCTCAATGGTGACACCCTCGCCGAGCAGAAAGGCGATTGGCAATTCGACCAGCCGGTTAGAAAGGCGGTTGCTCTCCCACTGATAGGCCGCAAGTTCGATCATGCGACGCTGCGAGACCGGCGTGAGGTCCCGCCGGTTATTGCTGCCGGTTAGCGGGCGCCAATCAGCATCATCCGCATCAACCGTCATGCCGGCCGCTTCGCGCAAGGCGACGGTCTGCGTGGATGCTGCGGCGCCTAACTGAGGTTCCACGCGTTCCACCGGAAGCGGTTCCGGCGCCGGACCGATCAGAGCTGCGATGGCGCGACGAAAGCGGGACATGTCAACGTCTCCCGAACATGCTGATGGAGCGGCGGCCGAACATGCCGCCTGATGAAGTGGAAGCCGGCGACCTGTGGGCGGCGGCGACCGTCACGCCGGCTGCGGGGCCGCTGCCGAAGGCCAGGCTGTGAAGCATCTCCAATGCGTCGAGACCATCGTCATGGTCGACCATCGGATAGTGCCGCATCTGATCGAGCAAGGTGGTCTGGTCGGCATGGAAGCGGACGAGCCCGTTGTTCACATGCGGCTGCATGCGCTCGATGCGCAGGTTTTTATCGGTGATCGGGATAAGCGGGATTGCCGGGACCGGGATGCTGCGCGCCGCCGATCGCTTCACCAGCTCGGTCCTGAAGAACTCCTGGAATTGAACCGCTTCGACGCCCCATTTCTGGCATCGATATATTTCCTCGAAAGCGATGATGTCTTCGATGATACGGTCTGGTAACCGACGTTTAATCGAGGCTTCGACCACGTCCAAAATACCGGTCTTGCGGATCAGGCCGCCGACCAGGATGGCCGATGGATCACGTGAGCGGTTATTCTTGCCGAGGCTCGGATCGCAGACGCCGTAGAAAATCCAATCGGAAAGCATCTCGACCCAGAAAGTGGGACTGCCGAAGAGAGCATCTTCCTGGCTCACCGGATCGTTCTGTTGCTCAGCGTCGAAGGCAGCGGTACCGATCTTGACGCGAAGCTTCATGAGAGCGACCAAAGGCCGGATCTCGGGCCAGCTCACTTCGGCGCCCTTCAACATCCCGGCGAGATTGGCCGCATAGAACTTGTCGGCCTCGGCATTGCCGAAGTTGCGGACGATCTCTTCCCATTTCTCCCACAGGTCCATGTTATCCGGCCAACGACGAATCGAGGCAAACTTGATCGCCCGCCACATCGGATTGCGCAGCTTCCGCGAAAGCACGCTGTCATAGTGCAGGATGGTGCCAATGTAGATGATGTCGAGCGTACCATCCGCGGCGCCTACATTCATCACCGCCTTGTCCACCCAGCCTTCCAGCTTGTCGCGCTGGTCGCCCGACTTGACGTTCTCGTCATTCTCGATGTCATCTAGTACGAAGAGGTCGGGCCTGTGCGGCCCGTGGCGCCGGCCGCGAAGGCGCTTGCCCGACCCGACGCCTTCGACCTTGATGCCGTTCCTGGTGACGATGACGCCCTCTTTCCAGACACGCCCCTGGCCGTAGATCTCCGGGAAGTCGAGCGCCAGCCGCGGATTGGCCTCAAGCTCCGCTTTGATTGCCTCGACCATGACGGCGGCCTGGTCGAAGGCATCCATCCCGACGATGATGTAATGCTTCTTGCGCCGCGCGATGCACCAGAGCGGGAAGAGTTGGGAGCAAAAGGTTGACTTGGCCTCGCCACGCGGCGCGGCGATGGCATCGTTCTGCCCTTCCGCCATTTCGACAATTTCCGGCAGCCGCTTGAAAAGGTGGCGATGCAGCCGGCTGGCGGTCGGTGACTTCAAATAGTGCGGGAAATAGGTTCGGCAGAAAAACTCAAAGCCGTCAGGTGCCAGCGCCTTCACCCTGCGGTCAGCAACAGCGGCGGCGCTATCATCCAGGCCGGTGACCTCGGCCTCGATCTTGCGGCGCATCTCGGCCGCCGTATCGGAAATGAACTTCTTGAATTCGGATACGGTGACCTTGTTGGCGAGGCGTGCGGCCATCACCCGTATTCCTTCGCCAACTCGGCCGCGAAGGGTTCGATAACCGTGAGCAGGCTTTCGATCAGATCCGGGTGAGATTGTGTCACGTATTTCGCAAGGCGCTGCAGGACGTCGGTCGCGATGGAGAGACGCGAGAGTTCCGGGCTTGCCTTGCCGACCGCCGACATCGTCTTGGTGAAGGCGTCAGCCAGGCGCGACAGGATCTCGGCCTTAGCCAGAGGTGCAATGCCGGTGTCGGACTTGACACCTTCGACGGTCGCCTGGTGCAGGGTGAGATAGTCTTCCAGGATCATCTGCGCCAGGAGTTGATGGCCGTCGCCCGACAGGCGGGCGGCCGACCTGGCGCGTTCCCAATCGTCACCCTCGGCCTCCGCCTTGGCCTTCCAGCGCCGCACGGTGGCGATGCCGACTTCCATGCGGTCGGCAATCGCCTCCAGGCCGAGGCGCTCATAGACATAGGCAGCGCGAACCTTGGCGACGATTTCGGGAGCATGCGCCATCGATCAGCGCTTCAACTGGTCGAGCGAGATCGCCAGCGCCTGGCGCGCGACGCCGGCGGTGACGTTCGGCCGCTTGACGCCGACATGATCGTGCTTGCCTTCCGCGACCCATTCACCAGGCTCGGTCAGCGTGGCGACGATCGCACCATGGCTGACCTCGCCGATGACCAGCCCTTCACCATGCAGCCAGGTCAATTGCTCCCGCACCTGGCCCCGATCGGCGGCGATGCCGACAGCGGCGACCAGATCAACCAAGAGGCTCTCATGCGCCTTGCGCGCCGGCAGATCCAGCATCGATCGCAGGATAGCGATCCGGAGATGCTGCAGCCATGCACTGCCGAGGTCGGCATTACTTCCGCTCATCTGCTCCTCGCGGCATCGACGAAGATCTGTTCGTGGCGGGTGGCTACAGCCTCCACCCGAGTGACCAGCCCCATGAGGCTGCCATATTCGGCACGAACCAGTTTGATCTCACCGACCGTCTCGCTGAGTTCGAGCTGCAGATCGTGCAGCTCGTCCTTGGTCGGCATGTGCTTCATTTCGTGTTCAATGACACCGACGCGTAGAGCGAGCGCACTATGGTCGGTCTTGGTAGCGAATGCGCGGCGCATGGACCAAGCCCCCCAGGCAAGTAAAAACTGCATCGCCAAAACGACGTAAACGCCGTAATCGATCAGGACGTTCACTAAGGCACCTTCCGTTCGCGGCGGCGTTGGCATCTGACGCATGTGCGCGCGGCCGGATATGCGGCGCGGCGCTCTGGATCGATCTCTTCGCCGCAGTCGTCGCAATCGCTGCAGCCCGTCCGTCTTACACGTTCACTCACATCTCGAACGATTGCCTCGGTTTCGAGACGTTGGCGCTCTTGCGCCTCGTCAATCTCATCGCTCACGATGCGCCGGCCTGGTCCTGAAATTGGTAGACGCGGCCCATCCACTCCCAGAAATTGGGATAGGTATCGCCGGGTATTGTCTCAAGTTCCTTAGCGACATCCGGCCCCGCTTGCGGCCATGGCGGACAGGACGATCTTGGCGCGCTAGAACTTTCCGTCGCGCATGCGCTGCAAGATAGCGTCCCGACCAGGGCGAGACTTCGCAGCAATCTCAAGCTGTTCATCTTTAATCCTGTTGCTTTCTTGTAGCTGCGCAATGGTCGCATCTTGCTTGCCGGCCTCGCGAGCTGCTGCGGGGCCGGCAAACAATTGGATGAGCCATGCTACGAAGTTAAGAGCCCAAGCCGGCAGCATGGCTCGACCTTACTGCGTCACAGCAGTGGTGGACGCCGCTGGATCGGCGGTTGGTACGGAGGCGGGCGGGTCAATCGAGACGCCAAGCCAGGAGCTGAGGCGCGCCTCAATCATCTGCTTCAACGTCGTGTCGCTGATGCCGAAATGGGAAAGCGCATCCGGGACCATGGTCAGGAGATAGTTGGCGGCATGCGCAATCGTTACGTTGTGGACGTCGATCGTCGCATTGTTGGCGACAAGTTGTGTCGCTCTCAATTGACCATAGGCGACGGCCTTATCGATGGCGGGGTCGAGATAGTTTCGGACGGCGCTGTCGAGATCGATACCCGTCTTGTTCTGCAGAAAGCCCTTCAACGCACTGACGGCAATATGACCGGCAGCGGCAAGCGCCACAGCCGCGAGGCCGATGACGGTTTCCACGATGGAATTGAGGTTGATGGCGGTGCCCGAGACCGTGCCGTCATCGGCAAAGGCGAATACCGGAGCGACGAGCATTGCGGCCAGGGCCACGGCGGTAACCAGAACATAGGACGCAAATGAACGCATCGGCAGCGATGCCGCCGTGAGCAGCCGGCCGATAGCTGGTGCAAGGATCATGGCCAGGCAGAGAACTGCCAGGCCGAGACAAGTCAAGAATGCGGATAACATTGGCTCTCCTAGAGGTTGGGCGCGACGAGGCGCTGATAGTCGGAAATGAATTGAGACTCTGTCCCGGCGCCCTTGACGGTGTTGTAAACCGTCTTCCAGACCCGAGCGTGACCGGCGATGTCTCCGGCGGTGGCCAGCACCACCGGGCTTCGCAGATAGATAAGACGAGCTATCGCGGTCGCAAACGCGAGATTGGTGGCGAGCTGATCCCTTGGCACCGGCCGCGCGGCCAGCAGCGACATCACCCGGTCGGACAGGCCACGGCGAGCTGGCGCGCTTAGATAGTTCTTGAAGAGATCGCCCAGGGTCGCCGGCTCGATCTGATAGAAACCGATGGCGGGGCCGAGGGTGTTATCACCCCGCCCGGTGACTTGATCGAGATATGCGAACTGGCTCTCATGCGCCATAGTGCCGAGCAGCAGCTCGACGGCCGCGTCGCTGGCAATGCCCGGCATCCCCTGGCCGAGATATTCCAGGGTGGGGCGGATGACAAAATTCTTGAGCTGGCGAATGTTCATACGCGCGATGTTGCGCGGCTTCGCCTGGAATGTTCACCGGCACTACCGCCGGAGAGGCCGCCTATTGATCGGCGGCCGGATCTTCGTCGGGATGGAACATATCGATTTGGCGGGCATCGGGTCTAGAGGCTTGACGCACCTCGCGGACCCAACGGGCCGAGACGCCGAACATGACAGCGACCTCGCTGGTCTTGCCCTCGGCGGTGGCAATCAGCCGCTTGCGGTGTCGCGTCACCGCCAAGACAGGCAAGTAAAGCTTCTCGCCCCGATAGCGCTCGATCAATTTGGCGGCGGCGGCCGGGCCAATGGCCTGGACGATCTTATGTTCGGCGCCGGCTTGGTGCGGGACATAGCAATAGTCGGTCCCCCGGAAGGCGTCGACCAGGTTCAGGGTCGCGCCTGGTCCGATGACCTCGGCGATCTCAATCAGGCTAGACGGCCAGTCGCGCATGATGGCGAGTTCCGACATTTCAACCTCTCTTTAACCAAGCTTTCAACGCCTCAATCACGGTGGTCGATTGTTCGGGCGTCAGGTGATCAGGGTCGAGAGTAACGTTGTCCTGGCCGGGATGGATGCGATGGGCGCAGAACGCGCGCAAGGCTTCCTTGCTGCTGTCCCGCAGCTTGCCGGCCTCGGCCAGATCCTTCCATAGCGCATGGATCAAGCGCGCGGTGCCGCTGCGGGCAACTTTCTTTTGCGGCAGATCCTTGAATGCACCAAGCGATTTCATATGATCCAGGACGGTCCGTCGTTGTGGCGGCCGCAGCTCGGCCGCCGATCGCTTCCCGGTCTGTGCGAACAGCATATCCCGATAAGTCTCATCATCGAGGCCAAGCTCTTTCTGGCCGATCTTGATCTTGGCGATTTCTTCGCGGCGGTAACGGTCGACCGTCATTTGCCACCGCCAGCGTTGAGGCGTTGAAATGCCGTCTGGTTGAAGTGCGCGGCCAGATCGGCATTGCTGATACCGCAGGCGACGATCGCGCCGCAGACGGCGTCGAAAGCGGCGAAGGCCGTTTCATGGTCGACCGCCTCGCCGGCCGGCAGATCACTGCCAGCCAGGGCGGCTTGGGCACGGAGAACATAATGGCGGACCTTCTCCCGCTCGGTCGTCGTGAGGATCGACCGGCGAGCCATCACGACTTGCAGGAAGCAGGCAAGGTCCAGGGATGCAACGACATACGGGGCAGTCATGGTCTGCGCTCCATTGCTGGTTGATGTTCCGCTGACAGCGCAGGATGTTGGATGCCTTGCGCCAAGATACGATCCAGCTTGACGATGTAACGGTGCTCGGCCTTCTGCACCATCTCGATGACGCGCTTGGCCCTGCTGCGCTCACTCTCTCCGGTCTGCCATCCCGCCGCATCCAAGCTGTTCAGATACGCGGGCCAATCTTTGGGATCGCATTTGATTTTTAATCCCGTCATCTCGCGCGCGAGATCGTCGGTGCGCTCACGCATCAATCGTGTGAAACTTGCCCGATCGATTGTCCCGCCCGCGAGTTTGACCGCCGCCTGCTTCATCCGATCCATGGCTTGGCGTGCGGCCGACTCCCAAGAATGGCGCGCGTTGATGTGGACCGTTCGCCGCCAATCTTGCACGGTGTCATACGGACCGCAGAACTCGGAAGCCAGCAGTTCGGCGATCTCGCCGGGTGTCATGGCGCAGCCTTTCTGTTGGCCTTCTTGAGTGCGCGGTTATAAGAGCTGGTCTTTTCGCGGTAGTCTTTGCGACCCGCTGCATATGCTATCCCTTGGCGCAAATTGCCGCGCGTGGCGGATAACCCCCTGACCAAGTCATCTTTGCCGAAACTCCTGATGATATCCACGAGTTTACCGGCACGACCCTCGCTTGCCAGCCTGAAGGCTCTATCGATTTGGCGATCGGATGGGGCAGGCTTTTTCATGTTCGCTCGCCTCAATAAACGGGCGCCATCGCGCGTGTTAAGGCGCAGAGGGTCTGCGCCTCCCTGGCGTCGGCCAGCCGTTCGCGGACACGACGAACCAACTCGTCATAGGCGGCAGCAGTGCCGTGCGTTCCGAAATATGGAAACCGGTTGTGGCGGTCGCGGACAGCCATGCCGCGCGGTAAATCGACAACACTGATCATTCTGAAAAGACCTTCAGCAACCAACTTGCGTGATTCTGCAGCGATTACCGGGCAATAGACGATGTTGACAATGCCCCCTGACAAATCCATGGCTGATCTCACGCTGCCGCCAGATCGATGGTGATCGCCTGCCACCCCGACTGCGGGGTATCGCGACGATAGAACCGGAAATACTCCTTGGAGCCGGTGATGCGAATGCTGTCGGTGATCGCCTCCATAGCCCGCTTCCAGCGCGGGTCTGCTATCTCGCAGCGCCGCAACATGAAGATGGCCTCGCGATTGACCTTGCCCTCCTTATCTGTCCGGAAGGCTTGCCCGACCAGCATGCGGATTTCCGACCGGACACCTTCGGCCCATTCGGCGATGCATTCGTCGATCAGATCCTTGGCGATCTGCAAGGTCGGCCCGAAGCTCAAGCTATCGGCCACGGCCAACTGGACCTTGAGGCAGCCATCATATGACGTCAGCGTCAGGTTGCCCTTGGCGCCGCCCCTGGAGACGTTGTACTCCTCGGCGAGCAGCGCCATGAAGGCGCCGATATCATCGAAGCAATGCCCTTTGAAGCGGCCGATTTGCTTTGATAGCTCATCCGCATGCATATGGAACTTCCGAACGAGCTGGTCTTCCAGCTTGTCGACGGGTCGGACCAGGCCCTCCGGTACGAGGTGCCCCTTGCTATCTTTCCAATAGCCGGCCGGAATGTTGTTCTGTTGCGTCGTTTCCATGGTTACCTCTTGCTGGTGATGTTGTGGTGATCAGCGGCCCAATCGGCTGGCAGCGGCATTCCCGACATCGTCACGGCGATGGCGGGTGTCCATTCATAGGGCTGTGGCACCGGATCGACCCTGGGGATGCCTCGCCAGCGGGACGCGTATTCGTCGGCGTGATGACGTTGGCCGAATAGGCGTTTAAAGAGGCGCTGGATCATTGTTTTTCTCCCGACGAAATTGGCTTCAGGCAGGCGGCGAGATCGCGGAAGACCCGTGCCGCCAGATCCGGGTTGGCTTCCGCGAGGCCATAGGCGGCCTTGGTGAAGGTGCGGGCCAGTTCCCGCGCCTGACGCCGGATAGGCACCTGTATGGTCGGCGGTGGCGTCGTGGCCTCGACGATCCGATCACGTAGGTCGACCAGCGTGGCGAAGAACGCCGGATCGCGATCCGCCAGATCGTCAATCCGGCGGACACCATGCATGATGGTCGCGTGATCGCGGTTGCCAAAGCCCACGCCGATTGCCGGCAGCGAATAATCGGGCAGCAGTTTGAAGACCAGCCACATGGCGACCTGGCGCGGCCGGGCGATCTTGCGCGCCCGGCGGGGCGAGATCAGCAAGCGGACATCCAGGCCATAAGCGGTGGCGACCGCCTGTTGGATGTAGCCGATGGTCAGATGCGGCGAGTTAATCATCCCGCACCGCCGGTCAAGGCGACCACCGCCGCTGCCAGCAGGTTCGCCTCGGCCGCAACCGGCAGCCTGGTGTTGACGCCGGACAGGGTTGCCAGCGCCACCTTGCGCGCAACCGTCATGTCGGGTTGCGCGATCAGGATTGGCGCCGCGCCATCCTCGGACATCGGCAGTTTGATCGTTAGAGTGACGGCGTTGCCGTCGTGATCGCGCACCGTCATGATCTGGCGATCATTAATGATGCGATAGGTCTCAACCTTGGCCTGCCTAGTGACGCCATCGACCTCGATATCGATCTCCTGGCCGGCGCGATAGGGTACTTTCGTCATGTCTGTGCCTCTTGTTGCATGCGGGTGATGGATGGCGCCTAGGCCGCGCCACCTTCAGGTGGAACTGGTGCCGGCGATGGCCGGGGCGTGAAGCGAAAGACGTTGCCGCCGGTCAGGGCGCTATTGGCGGCGGCCTGCAGATGCGCCGGGATGGTGCAGGTTTCAAGCTGCGCCACCTGTGCCCGGATCGACATCAGCATGACCAGCAGCGCTTCAATGCCGCGCGCGCTCAGGCCGTTGCGCGTGGCGGGTTCCAACATGGTCACGATGTTGGCAAGTTCGGTCGATGGTAATGACATCTCAGTTGCCCCTCCGATGGCGGCAGGTTCGGCAATGGGCCTGAAACAGCTTTCGCTCCAGGCCCTGACCGCTGGTATTGCGCTGGTTGCGGTGGCACTGGTCGAGGGCGATATCGCCGACGACAGGGCAAGCGACGGTGGCTTCCATCAGGATGCCGCGCACCGTCTGTTCAATAGCGTTTAAACCGGCGTTGTATTGGCGGGTGAGCACCAGGCTGACGGTCGCCTTGGACTTGCCGATCTTGTTGGCGATTTGCGCCTGGCTGGATGCATCGCAGGCTTGCGCCAACACCTCGACCCAGTCAGGCAGATCCCCGCCCCAAGCCAGCCGGGCCTTGTCGAGACAGCTTGTCTTCACGGCGGCGTTCATTCCTCCACCTCCGGGTGCCAGACGATCTGACCAAGGTTCGGGTCGAAGACGGTTTTCATCCGCTGCACCATCGGCGGTCGCGGGCCTGTCCTTTTGATTAGGCGATAGACCGCGAGATCGCCGGTGCCGGGCTTGTGGCCGGGCTTGGACGGCGCCTTGATGGCGAGGTAGCCGGCTCGCAACAAATGCTGCAGATAATCCTTGGCATCGACGAGGTTGACGACGACGGCTTCGGTGCTGGCCGTGACAGCCAGGTCTCGCGCGTTGAAGCTGCTGACCAGATGCATGGTCCGCCACATCTGCTCGCGCGCCAAGCCCTGCTTGCTGGGTTTGCCATCCTTGCCGAGACGGGGCGCCTCAACGCCGCAGTCCTTCACAAGCCTGTAGACCGCCGACTGGTTTTTGTCGTTCGGGCGGCCACCAAAGGCGCTGCGCGGCGCCGGTTCGGTGCCATCGGGTTGCAGGATGCCACCGGCGACCAGACACTTGACGTAAGACCACGCGGCCGATCTCTCGGCACGGGCGGCCTCGGCAAGTTGCCGCACGGTGAAGCGCCTGCATTTACGGATCGCCTGCCAGATGCCTTGACGGCCACCGATCCTGCCGGCCGACGATGTCAGATGCACGGGTTTGCGACCGGCCATTATTTTGCCCTCCGATCCGTGCGGTCGAAGGGGAAGAACTCGCCCTTGAAGTCGGCGGCGGCGATCTTCTTGACGCCAAGGATAAGCGCCTGCTGGCGAATGCTGCTGAGGCCGCTGACGATGCGGCGGGCCGATCCGTTGCACTTCTCAAACAGCGCCGCCAACAGGTCGCTGGCGATTTCCAGGTCGCGGCAATAGACCTTGGCGAGCTGGCTGGCGTCCGCGATCGTTGCCGGCTCGGCCTGGGTCCAGGTGAGGACACGGCTGTAAACGCGTTCCCAGCGCTCCAGCGCCGCCGGCAGACCGGCCTCGCCGATCAGGATGATGGGCGTCAAGCTGCGCTCATAGATCGCGCGTATTGCTTCGATCAGCGATTTTTTGACCAGGAAATCCGCCTCGTCGATGATCAGCGGCCGGCCCGATAGGGTGAGCTGTTCGGCGATCTGCTTGACCATGTCGGGGATGGTGCCGGCCGGGGCGATGCCCATGACCAGTAGGATTTCGTGACACAGGACTTTGCGCGTCCAAGTGTCATCGCACTGGACGTGATAGGCGCGGTGATGGTTGGCCACGAAGATCTTGGCGAAGGATTTGCCATAGCCGGATGGGCCGTAGAAACAGCCAAGGCCCGGCTCTCCCTCCATGCGCCCCGTCAGGACTTTGATTTGCCCCATCAACAGCCCGACATTGCGAAGCGGGGCGATCGAATTGACGATTTGCGGTGCTTGTGACATCATCTGTACTCCACTTGGTTTTGCCATAGTTTCAGCGGTCCCGTTTTCCAGAACGGGGCCGCCGCCGTTATGAGAACATGTCGTCCCCATACGTCTCGTAGAGCGCGAAGTTGCCCTTGAACTCCGCGCTGTGCTGATAGGCCTGGTACCAGGCCAATTCCTCTCCACTGACCTGACGGCCCGCCTCGATGTCCTTGCGGATGCCGATCGCGCGGCGGAACCGCTTGCTGTCATCGGCTTCGTCATAGCGGGCATCATTCGGCGTGCTCATGATCGTGCCGTTCTTCTCGAAATCCGCCTGCAGCACCGCCATGGTGGCGGCGAGTTCCGGCGGCATGGGCCGGTCGGGCTGCAGGTCGATATGGTTGATGCCGAGTTCGGCCAGGGCCAATTGGCGGTCGCGCTCAGCCAGCTTGAGCTTGGCGGCGGCGCGCCGCAGCCGCGCATGCTCGACCGCGCTGGCCGGCTGTTCGGGGATGACGTTGGCGTCCTTCTCCGCGATGCAGATCAGACGGCCATCGGTGTCGGTGCTGACCCAGACGCGAGACGCGTCATGGATGTCATAGCCGACGCGGACTGTATCTTTGCCAAAGGCAACGAGATCTCGGTGGAAGTAACGGCCCCAGGGCAAGCTGACCTCGCCACGCTGGACAACGCGGCGCTCGACCGGCCGGAACAGATCGTCCATGGACGATTGCGGTACCGCCTCGGGCTGCCATCCCTTCGCGATATGATCCTGCAGGCATTCGCGCGGTGTCATCGGCCGCAGCTTGCCGGTCTCCGCGTCACGGATCTTGGGCAATGACCGATGCGGCCGATCGTTG